AAAGGTCTAGGTGACACAATAAAAAAAATTACTTCAGCTACTAAAATAGATAAGCTAGCAAAAAAGATTGCTAAAGCAGTAGGCAAAGACGATTGTGGGTGTGACGAAAGACAAGATAAACTAAATAAAATGTTCCCTTATAAAACAGAACAACGAGAATATGACGAAAATTCACCTATGCACTTAAAACAAGAAATACTATGTGTATGGGAAAAAATAAAAGACGGTCAAGCACCTGACGTTGAAACGAAAAAAAGATTTGTTGAATTGTATAACACTATATATAAAACTAAATATAAACCCACAACTAATTGTGGTTCGTGTTTACATAATATGTGGAAAGGAATAAAATCACTTTACGAAAAATTAAATCAAAAAAAATGAAAAAATTAACACAAAAAGACAGAATAATAAGACACCTAAACGATAAAGGCAGTATAACTGCATTAGAAGCAATGAAAGAGTATGGTATAATGCGACTAACTTCTAGGATATGCGAACTTAAAGACGAAGGGTATAATATAAAAAGTGAGTTTGTCAGTTCTAAAAACAGATACAACGAACCTGTGTCATTTAGTAAATATTCTTTAGCATGAAAACATACAAAACCATTAAGTGGGTTTTAAAAAATCATATTAAAAACAATGTGCGAAGTTTGTGGACATGGCGAAAAGGAGAAGAAGAAGAATTTAAATGTATATATGAAAACTATAAAGGTGACGACAGGATTTATACAGTACATCAATTATTAAATAAATTAGAACAATGTTAATATTTTTTTTACTTATTATAGGAATTGCTTTTATACTTATTATTGGTGTATCTATTATTGAATTACTAATAACAAAAGAAGAAAACGAGAAACTTGCAGAAAGGACAGATAAAGTAGAGCCTAAGCACAAAACAATAACAGGTGCGTTGTATAGAGACAGAAAAGATGACAAAAAAAATACCTGATTATTACATAGGCAAAATACACGGCTACGAAGCACGAAAAATAATAGAAGACTATGAACTAAACTATAATATAGGCACGGCAGTAACTTACTTATTAAGAGCAAACAGAAAACACGAAACATCAAAAGAGTGTATAGAAAAAGCACGTGAACACTTACGGTTTGAACTAGAACGTTTAGAACTATATGACAAGAACACACCAACAAAATAAATACTATTGGAAATGTATAGTTAAACCCCTATGCGAACACACAGGGTATCATAAATACGAAATGCATGAACATTTAAAAGACATGTTTATACCTGATCGTACAAGCAATTTAACAACAGAAGACTTTACTTTATTTTGTGAAGAAGTACGTATTTGGGCACAAAATGACTTAGGTGTAATATTAATGCCACCAAACGAATTTGAGTAGTTTCTATTATATAAAAGGATCAGTTAACTAATTTAAACTAATTATATGGACGGAAGAAAAAACAATAAAGGTACAAAAGGTAACAAAGGTGGTAGACCTTCAAAAGCTGAAGAACAAAAGTTAATAGAAAAACTAACACCTTTTAATGACTTAGCACTAAAAGCATTAAAAGAAAGTTTAGAGAATAAAGAACAATGGTCAGTAAAATTATACTTTGAATACTTTTACGGTAAACCACAACAAAGAGTAGACGTAACTACAAATGACGATAGTTTGCACTTGCCGTTAATAAATTTTGTAGACTCTGGAACTGAACAATAAATATCAAAAACTATTTGAGTCAGACTGTAGGTATTATATTATAACAGGTGGGCGTGGTTCAGGTAAGTCTTTTGCAGTAACAGTATTTCTTACTTTACTAACTATGTCAAAAAACATAAGGGTATTGTTTACACGTTACACTATGGTTTCAGCACATTTATCAATCATACCTGAATTTTTAGAAAAAATTAGTTTACTAGGTTTTGAGAATATATTTGATATAAACAAGTCAGAGGTGGTAAACTTAGCAAACGGTAGTGACATACTTTTTAGAGGTATAAAAACGTCTGCAGGTAACCAAACTGCAAGTTTAAAAAGTTTACAAGGTATATCTTGTTGGGTGCTTGACGAAGCAGAAGAACTAATTGACGAAAGCACCTTTGACACTATAGATTTAAGTATACGAGAAAAGAAAGTACAAAACAGAATTATATTAGTATTAAACCCTGTTACAAAAGAACATTGGATATATAAACGATTTTTTGAAGAAAGAGGTGTACCACCTAGTTACAACGGTATAAAAGACAACGTTTGTTATATACACACAACTTATAAAGACAACAAACTAAACCTATCACAAAGTTTTTTAGATCGTATACAAGCTATACGAAAAAACAATATAAAGAAATACAATCATAATATATTAGGTGGGTGGTTAGACAAAGCAGAAGGTGTAGTATTTGAAAATTGGTCTATAGGTAAATTTAACCCTGATAACTTACAAACTTCTTGTGGTATGGACTTTGGCTTTTCTGTTGATCCTGACAGTTTAACTGAAGTAGCTATTGACAAGGCAAAGAACAAATTATATGTACATGAACACATATATAAGAACGGACTAAAAACACACGAACTTGCAAAGATTATACTTGACAGAGTAGGTAACAAACTTATTGTAGCAGATAGTGCAGAACCTAGACTAATAGAAGACCTAAGACACAAAGGCGTAAATATAAGACCTGTAAAAAAGGGTACTATAGAAAGTGGTGTAACACGTATGCAGGACTTTGAGTTAGTGGTA